ATTACAGCAACTGGTGGATCATCTCTTCCAGTAGCAGGTCAGGTTGTAGTTTCTGCAGAGGCACTTGTTGAAGATTCTGCACAGAAGGCAGCAACAGATGCAGCAAAAGAGGCTTTAGATGCTTCTAATGCAGCAACAACTGCAGCACTTGATGCAGCAAAAGCAGCAGATGCTGCCACAGCAGCAGCACAAGCAGCAACAGATGCAGTTGCAGTTCTTTCAGAGTCTGTAACCAAGTTGATTGCTGGACTTCAAGCACAAATTAAATCACTTGCAGCAGCAGTTGCAAAGATTGCTAAGAAGGTCAAGGCATAATATAGTCCAACAATTAAGGGGGTTAGCCAAGTGCTAGCCCTCTTTTTTGTACCTAAAAAATGATATAATAGGGTTATCAAACATCTTGGAAAGGGTGTGACCCAACATTAAATCTTTCCTACTAAAGAGTGGTTTGGTGGGACTATTAGTGGTTTTGTGGCTTATCATAGCCCCATTTGACCATGCTGGTGCAAATGAAGAAGTGACAGTACAAGTTTCAACATCAGAAACATCAACAGCAATTATTTCTGCAGGATCAATAATAACAATTGAAAGCGCAACAGCCGTTATTGAGGCAGCACAGACTGCAATAACTCAGGCTGAAACTGCCACGGCAGTCATAGAAACCCAAGCAACAGCCATTACAAGCCCTACAGAGACCATTACAGCCACTATCACACAGGCTCAGGACTCAATATTACAGGCTCAGACAGTAGTAGATAGTGCTACTGCGGCTGTGGCTCAAGTTGATTCTGCTACTGTTTTGGTTGCTGAGGCTGAAGAAAGTGTACAGATTTTACAAATAGCAGTAGACTCACAGACTGTAACAGTATCTATTGATCAGGGAGTTCTTACAGTAAAGCAGTCTGAACTAGATACCCTTGAAAGTGCTGGAAATCCCACAATAAATTATACAACTCCAGGATATGTTGCCCCTATATCAGACTCATCTACAGCAACATCTGTTACCCTGCAACCTATGTGGGATGCCTCTACTCAGATACAGGTGCCATTTGATATTAAATTAGGAGACACTTTATTTAATGGACAAGGAACAAATAGCCAGGTATATGTAAGTTCTAAGGCTATTATTTCATTTGGTGGAGCAGACTATACATACTGGGGATGGCCAAATGCAACTCAAGATGGAATATATGTTTTTCAATCAGATTATATGAGTGCTGGCACAGGTGCATCTATTGTAGTTACAACTACAGATACGACCCTAAAGGTTGATTGGGTTTTACATAGATTTGGCGATTCAAATGGACCACTTACATATATTACGTGGGACATGACTGTTAATCCAGAAACTGGTCTATGGACTGGAACTGGAACCATGTCTGGCAATACTGATGTTTATGGTGGTCCAAGAACTGGAATAAGACAAGATAATATTTTAACAGAATTAACACCAACGACTACTGGATATGATCAAGAAGCAGTAGAAGCAAAACAAGAAGAAGTTGATATTGCAGAAACAGAACTTGCCACTGCACAGCAGGCTTTAACTATATTACAAAATGATTTAGAATCATCACAAGATGAACTTGAACAAGCACAAATAGATCTAGAGCAGGCAGAAGATAATTTAGAGTCTGCGCTTTTAGCAGTAGGTGTTGCTATATCAGAAATGAATACAAGTATAGACGAAGCAAGAATATTGGTTAGCACTACCTTAGCAGAAGAAGAAGCAGAAAGAGTAAGAGTTGCAGAAGAAGCAAGGTTAGCAGAGATTGCAAGATTAGCAGCCATAGAAGCAGAAAATGCTCGCATTGCTGCACAACAGGCTTATGAAGCAGAGCAAGCAAGAATTGCTGCAGAGGCTGCACGAGTTGCTGCACAGCAAGCATATGAAGCAGAGCAGTCTAGGATTGCAGCAGAAGCAGCACGAGCAAAGGCTGAGGCAGAAGCCAAGGCAGCAGAAGAAGCAAGAGTTAAAGCAGAGGCAGAAGCAAAAGCCGCTGCAGAAGCAGCAGCAAAGGCTGAAGCAGAGCGTATAGCAGCAGAAGAGGCTGCAAAGAAAGCAGAAGAAGAAAGAATTGCTGCAGAAGAAGCAGCCGCAAAAGCCAAGGCAGAAGCAGAAAAGGCTGAAGCAGATAGACTAGAAGCGGAAGCAAAGGCAAAGGCAGAAGAAGAAGCCAAAGTAAAGGCTGAGTTAGAGGCAAAGATTAAGGCTGAGGAAGAAGCCAAGAAGTTAGCGGAAGAAAAAGCGGAGCAAGAAGCAAAGGCTAAGGCAGAAGCAGATGCTAAGTTAAAGGCAGAGCAAGAGGCAAAGGCTGAGGCTGACAAGGCTAAAGCAGAACAAGAAAGATTAGATAAGTTAGCAGAAGAAGCCCAGGCTGGGAAAGAATTATCTACTGAAGAAAAAGCGGTAGTAGTAGAAGCACTTGTAGCAAACCTTCAACCAGGACAATCTATCTCAGCAGCAGAAGTACAGGCATCTGGTGTTTCATTTGCAGATCTTCCACCAACAACCCCAGTAGAACTTCGCACAGATGAAAATGGAAATGCCCTTGTCATTACTGCAGAGGTTGCTGCAAATGTTGAATTAGTTCAAGATCCAGGAGCGCTATTAGAGGCGGTATTTACTGATCCAGGAGCAGCCTTAGCAGCATTTGGAAGTATTGGTGCAGATATGACAGAAGAAGAAAGAGAAGAAGCAAAAGATATGGTTATAGCAACAGTTGTTGCAACAGGTGCAGCACTAAACGCTGTTGGCCTTGCAGCAAGTGGTTCTGCACCCGCAGCCCCAGCAAGTGGTTCAAGTACTGGTGCAAACTCAGGCGGTTCTAGGAGGACTGAAAAATGGTAAAACTAATCAAGGATATTCTTGACCAACAGTGGACACTCCTTGGCATGTTTATTGCCTGGGTTGTTTTGGACGGATCTGCAAAGACCGTAGTTGGTTATGGAATTATGATAACAATGACCACATGGATATTAACTTATCCTATTAGAAGCAGGGAGGAGGACTAATATGAACAGTATCACAAACATTTGGAATATTCTTATGCGTATTGTTGCGGTATTCGCAGCAAATGCATTAGCAGTAATCGGTGCTGGCGCAATCGCAGGAATCTCAGTAGCAAAGGCTATGACAGTTGCAGGCCTTAGCGCAGTAGCAGTTGTTGTTGAGAAGTTGGCTCGTGCATTTATGGATGACGGAAAACTTACAAGAGATGAAATCAATGCAGCATTTTCTACCACAGATAAAAATGCAGTAACAGTGCAAGATGCAGCAGTTGAGAAGCGCAGAAAAATATCAAAGACAGCATAATTAAACATCTTTGACCCTATTTGACAGCCCCTTCCAGGGAATGGTATACTTGAATATATCGCTTTGGGAGGGGTTTCTGCATGACTTGTATTGCAGTTGTTCGTGATGAGTTAAACAATAAGATCTACATGGCTGGAGATCGTGGGGCATCTGATGATGGAACCATTTTAGCACTATCTAGCCCAAAGGTTTGGAAACTAGGACCCTATCTTATTGGGTATGCTGGCTCAATGGACGGAGAGAGAATTCGCTATAACTTTAACCCCTATGTACCAGACATTAAAGATACAGATAAGTTTATGCAGACTAAGTTTATTAAACAACTTAGGGCATTCTATAACGACTTTTGGGTTGACACATCTAAGGATGGAGATCTTGGTTTGATAATTGCTGTTCGTGGACAAATCTATGAGCACAGTTCTGGCGATATGTCTTTGTCTAAGTATACACTTCCTTATCTTGCTATGGGGTCAGGTGCTGAATATGCTTATGGATATTTAAATGCCACAGAAAAAACAAAAGACGCTAGAAAGCGTGTTGTTGGTGCAGTAAATGCAGCCATTAAATTTAGCCCATCCTGTATGGGTCCAGTTGACGTAGTAAGCGTTTAGGGGTATACTTTTAATATGCATAAAGAAGATGACATAGAAGATGCAGAATTTGGTATCTGGCTAACAAGCGGTATTGAGCGGGGATGGATCTCAGACCCATACTGCAATACTCACGATGGTGGATACCAATATATGGATGAAGAAGAAGTTCAAGAATGGGAAGACGGTGGCGACCCATGTTGTCATGTAGTCCGTCTAATGATATAAGGAGAAAAAAATGAAAAAAATAGCAGTGGGGCTTATGGCAATTCTAGGTTTAGTTTTGCTTCAACCTGCAAGTGCATCAACAGAAAAATCAATTGTAATTATTGATACAGCAATTGATTCCTCTATTCCTCAACTAAAAGCAAAGTTAGTACAAGAGGTATGTATTTTAGATAGTAGACCATGCCTAAATGGAACCAAGTTTCAAGAAGGCCCTGGATCTGCAACATTACCATCTTCACAGGCACTGACTGGTGGATTTGAGCATGGAACAATTATGTCTCTTATTGCAAATAAGGTCAACCCAGATGTTAATATTATATTTATTCGTATTGCTGGGGTATTGCCAAATGGTAAAATTTCTACCTTTAGCGATATTGAAATAGCAAGAGCGCTTGATTGGTCAATTGCAAACAAGCAAAAGTATAACATTGTTTCAGTATCTGCATCTTTAGGAAATCACAATCTACGATCTGGCGCAAACTATTGTCCAATAACCACAAGACATGATTCACTGATCAAAAATATTGACACATTGTCTTCTATGGGTGTTGCTACAATGTTTGCTGCAGGTAATAATAGAGATATTGCTAGGGTTAATTTCCCAGCATGTATTCCTTCAGCAGTAACCATTGCTGGAGCAACTGCAGATAAAGCAATTTCTCCATTTTCAAATGGAGGACCTGCTGTAGATTTTTATGCTCTTGAGTCATTTGATACTCAGGTAAAAAGATCTGTTGGAACATCAGCAGCAACAGCAGCATTTTCTGCATATTGGGCTAAAAACTACAAGGGTACATATCAATTAACATATGACTATATGAAGTCTATTAGCCAAAAAGCGGTTGGTCGTAATACACAAACTAGTGTATTTGTGGACATACTAAAGTAAAAGGTTTTGGTCTGTAACTCAGTTGGTAGAGTGGCGAACTGTTAATTCGCAAGTCGCAGGATCGAGGCCTGCCAGACCAGCCAAGCGGATATTGCATAGTGATAGTGCGTAACCTTGCCAAGGTTAATGTGCGGGTTTGATTCCCGCTATCCGCTCCAAGGCCCTATCGTCTAGTGGTTAGGATACCAGGCTTTCATCTTGGTGGGCAGAGTTCAATTCTCTGTAGGGCTACTGATTCTGGTATAATAGTATCGTACTGCCTACGGGGGTACATTAACTTATTCGCTTGAAAGGGGAATAAAATGGTAACACAGTTCGCTATGGATCTTTTCAATGATCCTTTTTTTATTGGATTCAACAGAGAGTTGGGTCGTCTTAATACAGCACATAAAACAAATACAACATCATATCCTCCATATGATCTTCTTAAGTTAGATGAAGATACATATAGAATTTCTATTGCTATTGCAGGATTTTCAAAAAATGATATTAATGTATCTGTAGATAATGGAACATTAATTATCAAGGGAGAGATTGTTGAAGTAACAGATGCTGAAGTTGTTCACAAAGGCATTGCAGGTCGTAAGTTCACACGATCATTTGCTCTTGGAGAATACATGGAAGTAACTGGGGCTGAGATGAAGGATGGTATGCTACATATTAATGTAGATCGTATTATTCCTGAAGACAAAAAGCCTAAAACTATTAAGATAAAGTAACATTTAGACCACCGTCTAAAACAACCTGAGTAAGTTGTAAAACTGCTCATCTTTTGGTATACTTGTAGTACTAAACTTAGGAGGTTTACATGGCTGTCAAAGGCTCATTAGAAGCAATCATTGAAGTTGCAAAGAAAGAAGTAGGGACTATTGAAGGCCCTAAAGATAATGAAACAAAGTATGGTAAATGGACTGGAATGAATTTTCAGCCATGGTGCCAATCGTTTGTTTCGTGGTGTGCGTTCACATCTGGCTTAAATCCAAAGAAGTATCCAAAGTCTGCATCAACAGTAGCAGCATCAGATTGGTTTAAGAAAAATAATCGTTGGGCAGATGCTCGCAATGATGATCCAACACCAGGAGACTGGATTTATTTTGATTTCCCAGAAGATGGTGTAAATCGTATTTCACATGTTGGTATTTGCATCAAGAATAATGGCGATGGAACAATCCAGGTTATTGAAGGAAACACTTCAGGAACTGCAAAGGGAGACCAGCGCAACGGAGGAATGTGCGTAGAGAAGACTCGTGCATATGTTAAGAACAATAAAAAGAAGTTGATCAACGGAATTGTTGGTTGGGGTCGCCCAGTCTACACTGGTGAAGAAGACCTTCCACTACTAAACAAGTTGGCAGCAACTGAAGCACCAGCACCAAAGAAAGAGTCAGCAAAAACTGTGAAGCCTGTAGTAAAAAAGTCTTCAGGTGGCTCTAAGGCAAATCAGGTTAAGTAATTGCCAGCATACGAATATAAATGTACTGGTGCTTGTGAAGGTATAGTCATTAAAGTTCGTTCTATTAAAGATAGCGATCCAGGGTATGGGTGTGAAACTTGCACCCTACCACTGGAGCGTGTATATTCTAATGTAACAGCAATTTTTAATGGTACTGGGTTTTATTCAACGGATCATAGAAAATGAAAATAACTTTTGTTCCTGGCACAAAAGATATAGAGGATGCTGTCATGTTTCCTCAGCCAGCAAAAAATTTTATTCCAGATTGGTATAAAAGTATAAAATCAGGAAAAGATTTATTTAATGTAAAAAAGTGTATTCCTTTTTTAGACTCCATGTCTAATGGGTATATTCAAACTACATGGTGTGATATTAATATTATAGATGAAGAAGATGGACTAAAGGTTTTTTTTGACAGTAAGGTGCCACTATTTCATTATAGAGAAACATCGGATATGCCAATTGATAACTCTTTTTACAACATTGAGTTTATTTGGCAAAGACCTTGGTCAACAATATTGCCAGATGGATACTCTGCTCTTGTAGTGCATCCTTTAAATAGGGTTGACCTACCATTTATAACTCTTTCAGGAATTGTTGATTTTGATAAATCAATACATGCTCAAATAGGAAATATACCATTTTATATTAAAAAAAGTTTTACGGGAACCATCCCTGCTGGAACCCCAATGTTTCAAATAATACCTATAAAAAGAGAAGATTGGAAATCTGAAAGTCAAGAATATAGCGATTTTTTTTGGGAAAAAAAGATAAACCAAAGAAAAGGACTTTCTAACTTTTATAAAAAAGAAGTTTGGCAAAAAAAGTTTTTTGAATAAAGTTTAATATAGGCTGTGTTGAAAAATAGAGAAACTAGGAGTATAATATGAATATGACTATAGCAGAAGATATTGTAGAAAAGCAGTGGGTTCTTAAGGCAACAGATCGTTGTGATTCTTGTGCAGCAGAGGCTTTAGTTAGAGTAACTGGTCTTAATGGAGATCTACTTTTTTGTGGTCACCACTATAATAAGATTATGGATAATCCAGAATCTTATAAAAAAATGATGGCATTTATGATAACTGTCGTTGATGAAAGAGATAAACTTATTGAAAATAAAGCAAAGGGGAAAGACTACTAATGTATGAATACTATGTAAGAAAAGTAGAAAATGTTGTTGATGGAGATACCATTGATGTTCTTATTGATTTAGGGTTTGATATTTTGTTTCAGTCCCGTGTAAGATTGGCTGGTATTGATACACCTGAGTCCCGTACAAAGGATCTTAAAGAAAAGGCTCTTGGCCTTGAGTCCAAAGAATACCTAAAGAAGGCTCTAAAAGATGCAAAGTCTGTTGTCATTAAAACTGAGAAGATGGACTCATCTGAAAAGTATGGTCGCATTTTAGGCTGGGTATATATTAATGGAGATACAGTATCCCTTAACGACATGATGATCAATGATGGTTATGCATGGGGATATCTTGGAGACACTAAGGTAAAAGATTTTGACGAACTTGCAAAGGCTAGAAAGAAATCTGGTAAGTGAAACATATTTTATATTTTACAGCAGACTGGTGTAATCCTTGTAAAAGGGTGAAACCAATAGTTGAAGAACTTAACCGTGACTCTTCTGTAAAATTTCAATTTATTGATGTTGACCAGGAAACAGAAATGGCTAAAAACATGAACGTTAGGTCAGTACCTACATTTATTGTTATTGAGGATGGCTCTGAAGTAAAAAGAGTAACTGGTGCACAAACAAGAGAACAGTTGCAGGAATTAATGTAAAATGAATGAGGCTAGTCCAGAAATCTTTGACATGCTAATACTAAATGGGGCCATTGAGGTAGTTGGTGTTGACCCAATAAGCGGAGAGTTCTTATATTCAATGACAGAAAAAATGATTGATATTATGCCAGAGGTTTACCAAGAGCACTTAAATCAGGTCAATAATCAGATAATGAATCTTTGGCAAGATGGGTTCTTGGAAGTTGATTTGCTTGACCCTAACCCCATGGTAACCCTTACAAAAAAGGCTTTTAACTTAGAAGAATTAAAGAAAATGGACAGTGAGTCCCTAGAATGCCTCAATGAAATAAAGAGAGTTTTAGCAAAGTAAATTCTGCTATAATCAGTATATAGGTCTAGGAGGATCGTCATGCCATATAAAGTAGGAGCAAAAGGATCATTTGGGTGCTCTGGGTACCCTGCTCTAAAAGAGGGTACAAATGAAGTAATGGGTTGCCATACTTCAAGAGCAGAGGCAGCAGCACAAATTTTTGCCATTAATCGTAGTGAAGGAAATATAGGAAAGTCAATGCCAAACCTTAAGGAAGGCGACTTTGCTATGACTGCACATGGTGGAGATGAAGAGTTTCATATTGGACAAGTAGTTCATGTAATGCGTGAAGGAATGCTTGGCGTACCTGGTGGAGAGTATACACTTGAAGCAACTCCTGAAAACCCTGCAGTTCTTATTCAATTGTTTGAACAAGAAGACAGCGGATTATGGGAAGCAACAAGATTGTATTCTGCATGCACAATGAGTTTATTTATTGCAATTGATCCACTACCAGTTGAGCCAGAACTAACAGTTGAAGATATGCCAAACATGAATTCTCAACCAGACCTTATGGATGCATATGATTCTTCAATTGGTAAAGCAAAGAAGCCAAACTATGGGGCAATGATTGAGCCTCGTAGAGGTGGATCTACTCCTTCTAATCCACAACTATATGCAAGAGTAGTGCAAGCAGCAAAAGATAAGTTTGATGTATATCCATCTGCTGTTGCTAACTCCTGGGTAGTTCAAGAGTATAAGCGACGTGGTGGTACATATAAATCAGATGAAGTATCTGAAGCAAAAAGTATTTGGGATGGATCCTTTGATCCAAAGGGGTTTATTAAATAATGCCAAAGAAAAAAGCAGGGGCATTTAATGCAACTCAAATTAAAGATGGAAAGATTGTTCGTATGAACAAGAATGGAACAGTAAAGTCTATTCTTGGAGACTACTATGTTAATCACAAGAAGGTAAAGACTAATGGCTGATACATATTCACCTAATGCAGGAATGAAAGCAGCAGCACGTCGTGCTTTAAAGTGGAAAGAAGATGGCAAGGCTACTGGTGCTGGTACCCCTGTAGGTTGGGGAAGAGCAACAGATATTGTTAATGGATCTGCAATGTCTCTTGATACTGTTAAGAGAATGTTCTCTTTCTTCTCTCGTCATGAGGTAGATAAAAAGGGTAAAGGTTTTTATGATGGACCTGAATTTCCATCCAATGGTCGTATTATGTGGGATGCTTGGGGTGGCGATGCTGGATTTTCATGGTCAAGGGCTATAGTAGAGCGTGAAAGAAACAAGGTTTGGGAAAACAGCCCTTTTAATTTTAGAAAGGGTTAAGCATGGAGTATGTCCTAGTAGTGGGCTTGACAATCATATGTGCTTGGTCTATAATTAGAATAGTAGCAAAGAGTAAGTATAAAAAAAATCATTATACTATCTATCGTCAAAGCGATATGCATAAAATGATGAAAAAGTTTTTTACTTATGATTTACCACAAAATCAACATTTATCTTCTCAGTTGCAAAAACGAAGAGAAGAGGGTACAATTAAGGTGTTGGTTGTAGAAGATCAAGCATATTGGGTGGCTAGTAACATATTTTATGTTGCTAATGTAAAAGATGGTACTCCTGTATCAGATTCAGCAAAGCCAGTAGACACAACCAATATGTCCAAAAAAGACGTTGAAAAGATGTTATTCATATTGGATAACTTAAAGGGTGGGAATAGAAATGATAGTGGCAGTACAGGGAACAAATGATTTTAGTGATTATCAAGTATTTCTTCGTGCAATGAGCGTTGCTCTTTCTTGCATGAAAGAAGATGATAAGGAATTTGTTATTTACTCAGTAGGCCCAGCAAAAGTAAATTCTTTTGTTTCAGAGTTTTCAAACTTATCCGAAAGAGGAATGAAGGCTCGTGGAAAAAAGATTAAGTTCTTTAAAGCACCTGCATCATGGGTTGAAGAAAATATGAGTTACGTAAATTACTTTGCGTTTTTAAGTACACAGAAGCAGTCAAATTCAAAACTTGTTGCTCATGCTGAACTTAATAATGTTGAAGTTGGAATTTTTAGATACTAAAAGGAGTACAGATGATCATAAAAGACTTAGATACAATGGAAAAAATTGTATCAAAAAATAGCAACCTCAAATGGGTTGGTTGGGATGTTCTAGAACTCAAGAAAACAAATCTTGGCAGAACAGACGTTAATGGAATTCGTATCAAAGATCAGTGGTACATTCAAAAAACTTTTACTCCTTCTCGTAATGGCTGGGAGATTCCAGGCAAGTATAAGGAGTAGGTATGAAGCAGCATCTATGGAAAGACGATGCTCCATGCAAAGACCTTGATACTAATATATTTTTTGATAAATATGAGGACGAACCTGAGTCCAGATTTTTAGTTGATGCTTTATGTATGCAGTGTCCACTAGCAAGAAAATGTTTTGCTAATGGTGTATCTGGCAAGGAATGGGGAGTTTGGGGTGGTGTATATCTTGAGGACGGTAAGGTGTCTAGAGAATTCAATAACCACAAAACCAAGGTAGATTGGGCAGACACATGGCAAGTTTTAACAATGGACAAATAAAATGTATACAGATTCAATGAGAAGAGCATTTCACGCAGTACCAGCACCTAAAGGCTTTTCTGTTCAACTTATTGACAATGATCATTTTCTTACTGTAAAATTAGATGAACGACATTTTGCTGGACTACTGCATGATGAAAAGATTGCAGCATTACAGTATGTTGTACAACTTAAAAAAGCATTAGAGATGGAAGGTGCTATTGTTTTGGTTACTAGGGAGGCTACTAAATGAATAAAAACATTGTTATAGTTGCATTAGTTTCTGCAATTGTTTCTTTTGCAATGGCCTATGCCGTAACACTAAAAAAATTAATTACTTCACAAAAACTTGCAGGAAAGTTATATGTTGATAACTTTACCTTAGAAGAATATATCAAGACAATTAAAAACTCAAAAGAAGATAAAACAGATCAGCAAATACATCAAGAAAATTTTTTAAAGTTTCTTTCTGATTCACGGGACTGGGCATTCAACTATATTGAAGAGGTTCAATCTGGTCTTAATAAGTTTGTTACTGATATTGAGCCAGAAATTAATTACTTTAGAGAGTACGGAGATCTTATGGCAATGCAGCCTAACTACTATTCTTTGAAGAAAATAACAGAGGCATATGAAGAATTAAAGAATTTACTACCAAAAGAAGAAGAGGAAGTTAAGTGAAAGATATTATTTTATCAATGCTAACAGGTTTTGGATGCGGTGTCGTGTTCGCAGCATTCAAATTGCCAGTACCAGCACCACCAGTTTTTGCGGGAGTCGCAGGAATTATTGGTCTATGGATTGGTTTTACAGTACTAACACGAGTTATATCCTAGGAGGAATAAAATGAATACAGAACAACTAAAAGGAATGCTAGCGTCATACGGAAGATCAGTACTCGCATCAGGTCTTGCCCTATATATGGCGGGAGTTACAGATCCAAAGGATCTATGGACTGCACTAGTGGCAGCAATTGCTCCAGTAGCAATCAGAGCAATTAATCCTAACGACAAGGCATTTGGTGTACTACCATCTGCTGAAGAGGTAGAGAAGGCTTTGAAGACTGCTAAAGCACCTGTAAAGAAGGCTGCTAAGAAGGCACCTGCAAAGAAGAAGTAATTCTTTAAATAGTTAGGGCCAGTCTATATTAGGCTGGCTCTTTCTATGTTACTATGGAGATATATGTCTAAGACAGCGCTAATAATGTGTACGTATATAAGGTTTGAGAACCTACACACAACTTTGGCCTGCATAAATAATCAAACAGATAAAGACTTTGACTTTTATATTATAGATAACTCAGGTCAAAATGAAAAACTTTTAAAGTATTTAGATAAGTTTAAAGGAAGCCTAGATATCTCTGTACATAACTATGCAAATGACTTTAAACAATTTGCTAGATTTATATTAGCAAGAGATCTTGCAGAAGATGGATACGAAAAAATAATCTTTATTGATGATGATGAAATAATTCCAAATACATTTATAGAAGAATGTCACAGACAATATGATGAGATCTGTGTAAAATCTTTTTGGGCACACAGAGTTAATTCAAGATACAAAAGAAAAATTAAGATTGAGAAAGAAGAACTAGGAAACTATGCTGGTACGGGTGGGCTAATCTGCAGTGCCAAACTATTTTTAAACGAAGACTTTTTTGACTGCCCTGAAGAATACTGGATCATTGACGACCTATGGTTATCTTATTACATATTAAAGTTTACAAACTATAAGATCAAAGAACTTAAAACAGATATTAAATTTATTAAAGATAGAAAGGCAACTTTTCTTACGCTTGGAGATTTAAAACAAAAGTTCTCCGAAGAGTTTATCCTTCCAGAATCTGAAGGTATTGATCCCTTAGAATAGATGGGTCAAAGTTTTCAAATCCAATAGTTGCAGCCTTTTCTTTTTGTGCTTGTTTGTCACTGTTAACATACCTATCAATTCTTTTACCAAGTTCTCTAACATCTGCCTCATAAACATCAAGTTTAACTCTTGTCATAAGAGTACTAACCTTGCTTGATGATACAAGCCAATCTTGTGGAAGTATTTGATTATTGGGAGATATATCAGTCATAAATACTGGAAGTCCACTTACGAGAGCCTCATTCATTGGAAGACAAAGACCAGCATACCTTCTTGGCATAACCATTGCATCAAAACCATCATACATTTCAGAACGGCTATCAATATTTCCTATCTCAACAGTTAATCTAGAGTCTTTGTAGTTAATGTTTAACTCGCTCTGACTTCTAATAACAAGTTCGTAATCAGCCCTAGAATAACGAAGCATATCAATAACGGTTTGAGTACCGTTTCTATCTTGTGAAGCAGCCTTGCCACCAATATGTAACAGTCTTTTATGATCTTTTGACATATTGTTTTCTCTAACAGACTTAAAGTCATCAAGGTGAATTGGTGGCGGGATATGAACAACCTTAGTATCATTGCCAAACTTAGCAATAGTCTCATCTACCTTCCAATAACTAGGAGAAATCATGTAGGTAGGTAATGGCATATCAGGCTTGTTGAGGTGATCAAGGAACTCGTAGTTATACTGCATCAAGGTTTTGACCTTACGCCTTTGGGCCAAATTAATAAAGTGTGGGTGGTAGAAGGTTTCACATGTTAAGACAGAATTTAATCCGTCCATAAACATAGCAACCTCTTGTTTGGTTGGAAAGCCATTAGTCATTGTTACGTTGTATCCATCGTACCATTCTGGATACTGTTTATTGTTATTAAACTTGGCAGAGTTAACTAAAAGAATTCTGTCAGGGTTTAGCATTCTTACCAAATCCCTTGTCTGATTACCAAGACCAGTATTATCGCACCTTGCAATAATTCCAAATGTCATTCAGTATATCCCCACACATCATCATCTTGTGTAAATTTTCTTGTACCTGCACGACCATCAAGGTGGTAAGATCTTTTAATACTTCCTTCTGGATGGTAAATCCAAAGTTTATGCTTATCCCATCCATCATCTTGAACTACTCCATGAAACTTATCTTCAATAAAAGTTTTCTCATCACAAGCAGGAAGAACTACTTCTCTATAATATTTAGTTAGACTAAGGTGTGGCCTTTGACTCCATTGAAGTGTTTTCATAAAGCCATCTTCAATGCCAAACATTAGATGTTCATGCTCAATAGGAATAGATGCTTCAAAGTGAAATCTAATAGTGTTAGCCTTCTCATATTCAAGCATGTCTAAACACTTCTGCCAATCAATTTCAAGATTAGGAGTAATTGGTGCATCGCCTTCTACATATAGAATCGCTGCTGTTTGAACAAGACCAATAGTTTCTTTCATCATATTTGTTTGATGACTATGCTCGTCAAATATAATTGGTAAAACATTTTTCCACTCATGGAGACATTTCCACAGAACTCTACTCTTGAACTCATCGTAAGCATCTTTACGGTCTAGCCTTTCTTTTCTAAGTCCATCAATCTGCAAAATGATTTCGTTTTCTGGAAAATGACTGCGAACAGAAGCAATTGTTTCATCAAGTATTAGTGTATCTGGATGACTTGGTAGAATAGAAGTTACAACAACTATAGTTATATTATCTTTGTTCATGTAGGTCCTTCATAATTTCAATAGAAAAATCTCTTTTATATTTGATCCACCAACTAACAATCTTATGCATGTTATTAGGATACTCTAGTAGAATCCCTGGCAAAACTGAGTTTAATTCACCCCAATTATTCATCTTATTAATTGGTAAATCTTTTGGGTATACAAATGTAAAATAGTCTTGTTCTACACCTTTAGAATCAATAAGATCTCCAATAGGCATTGCTAGCATTTCTATTGATTCAAAGAATCTAAAGGTATCAACTACCTGTGCTCCAGCGGGGCAGGGAGCCACCTTAGCCTTTGATAGTGTCTCGTAGTAATCCTTTGGCTTTTGACCCTGTGCAAAGCCTGCTGTGGGCTTGTAATGGGCATTTGGCAGGGACTCCATAGCATGGCCTAACTCTTTTCTGCGGTCATGAGTAATCTGTCCACCAAAATAAACACTATACTCTTTAACAGGATAATCAGGCAAATTATCCTTTAAATGCTGCGGAACTCCAACAAAAAACTTATTATATTTTTCATGTTTTTTATGAGGATATTGAATCCATATAGAAATATTAGGATGGTCTATCTTATCTACATTAAATTTAGCAGACTCGTCACCTGTAATAAATAACACTACTCTACTAGAGTTTTGAAGTTGCTTAGAAATGTATGCCTCTTTACCAGCATTGCCTTGTCCAGGAATTACCACAAAACATCTTTCATCATTTGGAATTGAGTCAACTGTTATTTGATCTATCCCATTTCTTTCAAATGTTGATCTTAGAAGTTCATAGTCCCACTTACCGTCTGCAGAATCAAGAGGGTTTATGGAATATAGATATGCTTTATAATTTTTCATAATAAAGATGCACCTCATGCTGATAGTCTAAAATTATTTCAATATATCCTAATCCCTTAATCCATTGTCTAAGATTATACAAAGATTCATCCCATTGCTGTAACATAAACTCAGGGTGTCCAGATAGCCAGATCTTTGGTTTGTACTCTCTAAGCACCTTTTCTGCACCTCCTAGCACCCTCCATTCACTACCCTCTACGTCCAATGAAATAGCGGTAGGTGGCTTAATTCCATGATCATATACACAAGAATCTATAGTAATTTGCCCATAGGTATCTCCTTCAAGATATAACTCTTTAAAGCCATGCGCTGCTTCAATTACATCATTAACCTCTGGTGGCCATTCGTTGTAATATATTCTAGAAAGTTTATTTATCTTGTCAGATGCAAATCCAGGAATACATACCATAGGAATTTCTAAATTATTTGCAGTCCATGTTGCAGGAAAGTGTGACCAAACCTTTGGATTGGGTTCAAACAAAACTACTTCTGCTCCCCACATTTGACATAAAGCAGGCATCTCCCCCTCTTCTGCACCAACATAATAAACAACATCACCCTTACCAATATTGTTGTGCATTGACTTTAGTCTAGGCTTTTCCCATCCTTGTGACTCATACCAATCAGGTCTATCTGCACGGTGTTTAGGCAGTATCATTTCAAACTCTCCGTTTAAAACTGCTTTAACCATTTCTGTCATTTTTTTAGCCATTCCATTAGCGATACCTTTGGCACCCATCCAGTTAAATCTTTAAACTTTTGATTTGATGCAAGAGTTTCTTGCACTTCCCCAATTCTTGACGAGATAAACTTAATATCATTTGAAATCATATTAGCAATATCAAGTATAGAATAGTTACTTCCATACCCAATGTTATATACCTCTCCAAATCCATCTTTAACTTCAGATGCAAGTATGTTTGCTTCTACTACATCAGATATGTGTGTAAAGTCTCTGCGTTGAGATCCATCTCCAACTACTGTTAGTGGTTTTCCTTCGTGGTATTGTTTTAAGAATAAGCCTACTACTGGAGCATACTGACCTTTTAATGGTTGTCTATCTCCATAAACATTAAAATATCTAAGAGAAATGGTTTTTAATCCATAAAGATTATAATAAACCCTTGCAAGGTTTTCACCAAAAACTTTAGCAGCAGAGTATGGAGTTAGTGGATCAGGGGATTGTGTTTCTTGGTTTGGAAGCAAAGCCTTTTTGCCATAAGAAGAGGATGTGCTTGAATAGATTAGTCTATCTACCTTGTTAACCCTGCAAAGTTCAAGAACATTGGC